GTGTTTGTGTGCCTGTCAGTGTAGCTACGGTAGAATCAATAGCAAAAGTTACAGCATTACCACTACCACTTGTATCAATACCTGTACCACCTGTGAATGTTAGGGATTCAGAATCTAAATCAATACTTAATGCACCACCTGTATCTGCTTGAAAGTCTAAGTCTTGAGCAGTTACCTGAGCATCAATATATGTTTTGATAGCCTTAGCAGAAGCAAGAGTATCGTCACTAGCTGAAACAGAAGTTAAATCTGTATCTATAGATGTAACACCAGTAGATGTACCTATAACAAGAGTATCTATATTGGCTGTACCATCAATGTATAAATCTTTAAATTCTAATAGACTTGTACCTAAATCAATGTCATTATCGGTGACGGGAACAATTGCACCATCTTGAACTCTGATTTGTTCTACAGGACTAGAAGCTACTTCTACAAATACACCAAATCTATTGTTTGATGTGTCTACAGCTAATTTATTATTAGCATCACTATCAGCTATAAGCGGTACATAACCACCCTCTGCTGTTGTGCCATCGTGACTGTGACCTGTTAATGCAGCAAATGCAGACTCTAACTGATTGAACTCGTTATTAAAGTGTGTCGCTTCAATAACGGAACCGTCAGTAATATTAGCTGATTCCTGTCTTGTATAAGTTGTTCCCATTTATCTTCTACCTCCTGGTATAAATTCTAATTCAAATCCTTTAAAGGATATTGGTAAGTTTGAAGAAAAGTCTTCTACACGCAATGCTACTGTAAATCCACTTCCTTCTACTGATTGTCGTACTAAGTTTGCACCTGATGAACCATATACGGCTGTTCCATAAGTTGATGCACTTAAACCATAAACTGCAATACCTGCACCTGTTGATAATGTATAAGGGTCAGGTTGGGGAACTTGAGGGCTATCAAAATCATAACGAACTTTAAAGTTTGCACTGACATCACCTTCATTCTCATAGTTCCAAATAACTCTTTGCATACTCTTTCTAATTCCGGGGTCTCCCATGGTCATATCGGGAGTTCTATAGAAAGATTGTATTGTTGAAGAGCTACCTGCTCTAGCAAAAGTATTTCCTAATTCTTGCTGATATACGTATCCATCATAACCACCAGACACAACAGTTTCATTATTAGTGATAAAGTCAGAGTCTGATGAAGAAACTTTTAAGCCTACTAACTCTGCGTATTCAAAACCAGGATTTCCTGTTTGAATGTTTGTTTTAATTGTACAGATTAATCCTTTTGCAGAATTTTCTGATTGGTCAACAGAAGTAGGGTAGAATAATCTATACTGAGATTTACTTCTAATAACAAGTGAGTTAATATTATGGGTTGTAATATCTTCAATAATATCCTGTACTTGTTTAGAAATAGTTCCCAACTCAACGTCACCAATTCTATCTGTACCTGCAATTGTTCTTAAACCATCAGGTCCTAAGAATATTACATCACCACCAAATTCCTGAATACTTCTACCATCTATACAACCAATTTTTCTAGTAACAGGTTGTAACTGAAAGTCTGCAGAAGAACTTCCTACTAATTTAAATATCTCATCATTACAAAATATAAATAAACTATCACGGAAAATTTTAAGGCCTGTAACAGGTGAGTCTACTTTAATTTCACCGCCACCATTGGCTACAGTAAAATCATTATTAGCAAAAGATGCCATAAACTTTACAGATTGTTTATTACTCGCATCCCCTGAAAAGAAAATATGATTCTTAAATACTTCTACATATTTAAAATTAGCACTACCTGTAGCATTAACATTAGTTACTGTATAACTTGTATCTACTATTCTTGGTGTAGATGTTCCTGAACAAATAACAATCTTGTCTGTGCCATCAAAGTTAAATTTTCTAAATTCGTAATTTTGTGTAGGTGTTCCTAATCCTGTAATGAGAGAAGTCCAACTACCTGAACCACTAGATGCATAATGAATACTCCCACCTCTACCTGCTAATACTACACCATTAAAGATAGCGGATAATACAACTCGCTCTGTAGATGCAGAAACTTGAGGAACTATATTATCATTAAATAATGTTGTACCTCTAATCTTTTTATATCCACCCGTAATATCAGGCTCAAAGTTTTTTAACTCTAAGGCTTCCCCTGGTGACATAGAAAAAACATCTTTGTTAAGTACTAGACCACCGCCTATACTAACAACTGAAGGTTGTGTTTGTGCCATAAATTACACCGATGATGATGCTGATGAAGGATAAGGTCGTAAATTAACCCTAGTATCTCTCATATACTCAGGTCTATTAAGTAACTCTACTCTAATTCTTTCTATACCTTTTTCATATTCAGCATTAGCTATATTTGCCATAGGAACATCATTTCTTAATTTATATAAATAATATTTAGCCCTATTAACTACTGTATCAGCATATCTATCAGGTAAATCTAATACATCTGTATACGCAGATAAATCATCATGTGTCTTAAAATATTCATACTCAATAGTGTAAGAGTCGCTATCAGGAATAGGTGTTAATCCGAATTTTAAATTGTCTTGTGTTCTATATACATATAAAGGTTTACCATATTGTGAATCATCTATAGTTTCATCAATAGAATATTGATTTTGAATAAAGTCATCATAACTTGCATATTTTAAATATACAGGTATTTCATCTTCTGATACTCTTACAAAATCAATATCTAAATTATTAGATGAAGAATTTTCTAAACCAATGTATATTGCTGAAGAAGATGGTGTAAAATTATTTGTATAGATAGTTCCATTACCCGTTTCACTTACAGTAATTGTATCGGATAGTATTTCTGTACCACTAATAGATGTTCCAATCTTTAAAGATATAGAACTTCCTGATGCACTAGAGTCAATAACTCTTATTGCTAATTTATGAGGTCTATTTTTAATTACAGAAATAGATTGAGTTACTTCTGCAGTATTTAATCTCATTCTACCATTACCTGTAGATACATAAGAAGGAGTACCACTCACTGTTGTCCAGTTATCAATGGAAGATGTAAACTCTGTATTTGTAATTCTTTGTTTTGGTTTTAATCTAAAAGTATTAAAATCTGCTTTTCTAAATGCAGTAGGGAAAGAATATTCTTGTTGGCCTGAATAAGTATCCTGTGTTGTTTTTACAAATAACCAAGGCCATTCTACTTCTGCATTATATAAATCATTAACAGCTTTATTTATAAAACCTTTAACAGCAGTTTGTACACCTCTACTGGTAGCAAATGTACCACTAGTAAGTTCTACTTCATTAAGTTCTCTTAATACAAGATTGGTTAATGTTAGATATGTTTTTGTTCCTGCCATAAATATCTTATGCTCCCATAAATGCTTTTTTTACTTTTTCGTAATCTTCTTGAGTCATACAACTGTAATCATATTTAACTACATTGTTGTTTGTATTAAATTGTTTTTCTACTGTATCATTTAGATACTCTACTTTTGCATTTTTAAATGCTTCACAAGTTTCCATATCTACAAAATTAAAACTAGTCCATGAATATACATCAGGTATATCGCTATTCTTTAAAAGAATAATTAATACTAATACAAATTTCATTAATTAATTTTGCTTGATAGCATTGTAGAAATTTTATCTAATTTTGTATTTAATTCTAAAATATTTTTTTCTAATATTATTATTTTATTTTCTAATTTTTGTACTTCTTGGTCATCAGACAATATTCTCTGTCCAGTAGTACCTTTTGTTTTTTGTCTTAAATCATATACTGCCATAGTATCTCCTTTACATTTAACAAAGGGGGAAAAATCCCCCCTTGTTTTACTCAGATATTAGAGAGCAGTATCGTGCTGTGATGCAGCATTTCTATCATCTTCTTCGATTCCAGAAACGTCACATAAAACAGCCCATACTCTAACTTTACCTGCAGTATCATTAGCACCACCAATAGTGATGTCAATAGTATCTGCAGAACCAAAAGTTACAGCGTTACCGAAAGTAGTACCTGATGTTGCACTGTCAACTACGCTTCTTGAGTCAGCATAACCAACTGCATTAGTGTCGCCATCTACCCATCTATCAGCGTCTCCACCATAACCTAAATCATAGGTTACAGATGAAGAACCTGCTGTTAAGACTTCTAGACCAGCCATTAATACAATTGATTCTGCAGGGATGTCCATAACTTGTAGAACATCACCACTAGCCGCTCCTGAATCGCCGTTAACTTGTGCGATATCAATTACGTTTTCTACTACATAAGGCTTTCTGCCTCGTGAGGGGTGACCAGAAGTTCCACCTGGCCCTGTTACATTATATGATGCCATTTGTTTTCTCCTTAGTCAATTAGTATATGTTCTGCAACAAGTGCTTTAGGTCTTAAAACCTTTCTACCAAACACATGTAATCCACGAACTACATCAGAGAATGAATCTGTATCTCTGATAACTTCGATTTTTGCAATGTGGTTAGCTGTTGCAGTGGAAGACATATGACCTGATAATACTTTGTAGTAGTTAGTTGTTGAACTTGCTGCAAAGTTATTAGTCATATAGATTTCCATGTTCATAATTTTACCACTGTATACTTTACCATTTCTTAATGGTGATGCATTACCAGTAGTATCATCCATAAGTTTAGATGAAGTTTGTCCTAACTGCTCCATAAACTCAGGTGAACCTAAGAACCATCTGTTCTCTTCAGGTACATCTTGTTTATTAAGTAGTTTTGCGTGTTTTGAAATTAAATCGACAGGGTCAATTTCTGAAGTTCCAAAACCAACATCAACGCCAGAACCGTCTGAACCAATAATATGGTCAGGTGAGCTAGCACTTGGACCTGCAAACATAGCTGCAATAACATTCTTGTCATATTCATTTTTTAATGCATAAGCACCAGAAGAAGTTGCAACTGATTCAAAGTTAATGTGAGAATGTCTTTCCTCAATATCATCAACTTTAAATGCAAAAGCGTTTGCTTGGTCTACAATAAGTTGCAACTGGTCATCCTGTAAATCTTGAATGTTAACAGATGCTCCTCTTGTATAAGCACTAACAGAAACAGTAGGTTCTTTAATGATGTTTACTGTATCGCCAAAGTTTTCAATTTCACCAGCATAGTCAGTGTTAGTAATTGCTTCCACAACTGATGCGGTTCTGAAAAACTTTTGGACTTTTTGACTATAGATAACTGGACTAAAATTTCCATTAGGCAGGTTACCATAGTTAGCTGATTTAGTAAAAGCCATCGTCTTTCTCCTTTTTGTTTTTGTTTATTATTTAAAGTTGTTATGATTTTTATTTATTGGATTCGACCTTCTCTATGTGCCATATCGATTTCTTTCTCTAACTTATCATACTCGCTTGGTTTTAATTTTCGGATTTCATCCCAAGACCAAACTTTCTTTTCAGAAGGATTCTCTATTGGCTTAGTTTTAGATACAGATTTAGCTGCTTCTTTCTTTGCATCATAGTTTACCTTCTTAGTGGAAAGACCTCTATCATATTTATACAAATCAATTGCCCTAGCTGCTGCTGTGGGATTATCTGTATTGTCGTAAAGCCAAGATTGTACAGTTCTATCTTGAACAGATGCCCAGTCATGGAAATCAGTACTCTCTCGAATATCCATAAAATCAGGATGTTTCTTTGCTAATTCTACTTCAGCTTTTTCTCTAGCAAGTCTAGATTGTTGTTTTTTTAATTCCAACATTTCTTCTTGCAACTCTTGTTTATTTTTAAGAGTAGCTTCTGAAGTAATCTGCATAACAGAATCATACATATCAGGATAATCTTTACGCCATTCTTCTAACTCTTCTTTAGTTTTAAAGATGGGTCTAGAAGCAATAGCCTCTCTTTCCTTTTTAAGTTTGAGAACTTCGTCTTTATGTTTAGAGACAGTCTCATCATAATGCCGTTTTAAGTCATCATAACGTTTCTTAAATACAGCATCTTCTACTCCGACAGGGTGTTTATCTTTAGGTGTCGTCTCGTCAGATTCTTCCTTAGATTCTTCAGTGGCTGTCTTTTCGTTTTCCTTGTCCATTAGATTCCTATTAGGATTCTTATATGGGGTTGGTGTTGCGATTTCTTCTATTGCTTCAGAAACTTGTTCTTCGACAACATCAGATTTCTTATTGTCTTCCATTTTATACTCCTTCGGGGTGCTGTTGGATTCAGGTCGCCCCTATATGCAGGGCCGTTATCTAACGGGTGGCTGCGTCATCATTCCCTCACCAGTCATTGGTGCAGGGCTTTCACTTTGTGGTGAAACTGGTTGTTGTGGCTGTGGTTGTGCCACTTGTGGTTCAGGAAGTACTTCTTGCATAATCATGCCGAATCCTTCACCAAAAACTTTTGACATAAAATCTCTAAACTGTGGAACATTTAATTGTGTAATTAATGCTGTCTCTTCCTCATTAAGATTTTGTAAATTATTAGAAACTTCTCTAGCTGATATTTCTACTTCCATAGGCTCTTGAGCAGGAGATGTTTGAACATCTGCCCCCATCATACCCTGTCTCATTTCTTCTTCCATTATATTCCTCCTCTAATTCTTTGTCTTGTTGATATATCTTGTTTAACAGATTGTGTTCTTCTTTGTGCCTCTTGTTGTCTTTCAGCAGCAGATTGACCTCTATCTTCTTTTTGTGCTTTTTGATAGGCTTGTTGTGCAGCATCTCTAGCTTCTTTATTTTCCATAGCACTATATACACTTCTCATCGCACTTTCTGATGCACCAATATCTGTCATTCTTCCTATGTTTGTTTCAGCCATAGCTTTTATATTCTCTTCTCTTTTCTGTTTTTCTTTCTTTATTTCTTCGTTTAATCTATTTATATCTCTTTTTGCTTTATCTAATCTAGCAAAAGCATTTTCTCTATCATATTTATCTGCGATACCACCATCTATCATTTGTTGATATGCTTTTTCTTCCATTACAGCAGTGTCTAAATTTCTGTATAATTGACCAAATTCTGTAGGTGTTAACAGTCCAAACTGCTTTGCGTTATTTTCTAATATATTAAATGTAGGGGTATCTACTTTAACTTCTTCTTCTACTTTTTCTACTACAGGCTTAACTTCAGTGGGTTTAGTTCCTTGTACCTGACCTTCTTCATATATTTTTTTAATAGTATCATATTGAGTGCCTTTTTCCATAGACAATTCAGCACCAGTTGCTCTTGCTCCTGGAGGTAATCCTAATTCTTCTTCTTGATAATTTCTAGTTACTTGTACTGTGTCTATTGTATCAGGTTTACCGTCACCATTATTATCTCTAAGTATACCTAAATCCATAGCTTGTTTCTCATTAAAGTATTGTCCGATATTATGTAATCCGTTCATTATTGTTCCTATAATACCGCCAGTCTCAAAAGGATTTAAAGTTTTTCTTGATGGTTGATATTCATATTGTCCTTCTCTTAAATTAGGGTCAGTAGCACTAATATCTTTATCAAAATTAATTGTGCCTTTTAAATCTCTAGCTTGATTGGTTAAACTTTTAGGTTCTGGTAAAGTTATTTCTTGTCTATCACTTCTAGGTTGTTCAATCGGAACACAAACTTTTTGTATAGGGTCATATTTAAATCCTGGAGGACATGGGTCATAAGCAGGTGCTTCGGGTTCTGTTGTAGGTGTTGTATCTACAGGTTGTGCGACAGGTGTTGATGGTTGCATTATACCTGTACCTACTTCAGGAAAATCTTCTTGTCTAAATTGGGGTAGCTCACCTTGTTCTATTTCTCGTAACATACGAGGATAACCTTGTTCTTCTGTTCCGTATTGAACAGTAGCAGTTGGACCTTTATATTCAGGTAATGTGTATTGTTGTCCTGTAACAGTCATAATACCGTCTGTTGCAGAATCATAAACTTGTTGTTCGGTTGTAGTAGATTGTACTCCTGTTCTGAAGGGGAACATAATCCCCTCCGATTCTTTTTGTAATATTTTAGATAAATCAGCCATTCTTATTCAATTGGTCTCTCAAGTTAAGTATTTGGTGCAGTAAAGCCGCCTTGCCCTGGAGTCTGTGGAACTCCTGTTCCGATGTTGCCACCTCCAGACCCTTGTGTGTCTGTGACAGATGCTCCTGCAGGTATTCCTCCAGTATTTCCCATGCCACCTTGTTGCCCGTTAGGGTTTTCAATTTGTTGACTTCCATTCATTTCTCCCATCATCTTCATAAAGATTGCCGCCTTCTCGGGGTCATTGACTAATTGGTCAGGG